TTGGGTATTTTTTGGCTTTTTAACTTGGATTTCTCGTTGAGGTACTCCAATCAGGCGGTATACTGGGACTTGGTTTTTTACCTCGCCCGTCTTGACCAGATGACCCTTTTTGACTAATGACTTGATGCCTTTGTCTATGGAGTTAAAGCAAAGGCAGGTATCAAGCTCTAGTCTTTTCTTTGATGGCCACGCCTCCATTGATTCACCGGCTCTATCGGCATATGAGAGTAGGATTAGTTTTTCTGTTGATGTAAGTTCCTGAATGCCCCAGGCCCAGCTAAGTGCGCATATGCTCATGATTAGAATGCTCGTTTGAATAGAAATGAAGACGCTGCAGAAACAGTTATACCTAGGCGGCGTGGATGAATTTGATTGAACTTGTCGAAAGCTTCCTGTCCTTCGGGGGTATCTATGAATTTGATTAGTTCAGAATAGAAGTTTGGAGCCTTGTGTATTCCTTGGCGCTGACCTTCTTGGTATAAATAACGAATAAAATTTGTTCGAATGCTGCTAGAAATGTTTTCTTTTGATCTTGACATGTTATAATGACCCCGACATGTAGTTATGTAAGTAAATGTATCGGGTCGCCAAACTTTCAACATTTACGCTAATTTTAAGAGGCAGGAAGCCTCAACACCTATAAAATAACCTTTTTCATCAAATACTTCTAATAAAAAATCACTCGTGTTATATTTTCCCCGTAGTAGTTGTTATATTCCTTGATGACTTCTTTGTTGATGATAAAAAAAGCCCGTCATGTGTCTCCACTTGCGGGCTTTCTAAGCAAATTACACGCACACGCAATCTTCTTTAACCTCTTTCATAAACTCAACTAGCCATCGTTCAGCGGCTTGGATATCGGCTATATTGAAAAAGAAAGGGTTAGGATTGCGGGGATCTCGGTCATGTACCGAATTCGCTAAAGTCTCTAGTAGTTGTTGTGATTTTACATACAAATCTATTTGCATTGAGTTGCTCCTTGTTAAATGATAGTGCGCCATAAGTCGCATTTCTTGCAACCATATATTTTTATCTCAGGATGAATATAAGTAATATATAGCTTCTTATGAAACAATCGACAAATCATAATTTGCCATTTTGAAGGCTTCTTATCAGGCTTTTTAGCCCAATCCGGTAATAAATCCATGTTGATGTTAAGCATTTAAATCTCGTCCTATCATTCTATTGTCCTTAGCGTATCGGACTGTTGGTTCGTTATATCTGCTAAAAGAGCCGCTATTTCAGAACCATTCTCAATAACCGCATCTATCATGTCCTTGCGTTTATCCCCGCATGAATCGCATATGGCTATCAAGGTATGAGTAGCCCCTATTAACTTCATTATCTGCTTTTCACTGATTATCATTTAGCTATATTCCTATGTATTTCCTCAAGGATGTAAGGACTATTCATATGTCGTTTTAAGTCTTGATAGTCTTCACGATTAATAATCACCATGCGATTCTCAGGCTCAATTCTTATTTGCACTCCAGGATGCATGGAATTAACTGTGCCACCTCTTAATAAGAGCATTAGCATTTCATCGTTTAATTGAATTCTAACTATTTCATTCATTCAAATCTCTCCTGTACGTCTTTCATCACATTTCATACATTCTCTAGTATTGTCTTCATCATCCCAGCAACGCCATTCATGCTCGCAATAGTTATCAATAATGCTTTGGATTTTTAATCTTAACTTGCCGTGACTTGGTGATTCTTTTATAACCGTATTTTTCTCAACATAAGTATCCATATCTAGCAAAATGATTTGTAGCTCTTCTTTCGTAAAATCATTCATTCCAATTCCTCATGACCTGTACATATCCCATTCTCGGTAATAAATTTAAATAATATATCGCAATATCTGCATCTGTATATTCCTGTATCAAATGAGACTGCTTCCCCTCGTTCATTGTAATAATTAAATCCTGAACGATGATCGCATTTAGGATAATCATTAATCATTGATTGAATTTTATTACATAATTGCAATCTCAGTCCCTCATGACCGCTTAACTCCAAAACCGGATGGTCTAAATAATCTATTAATGCCGCGAGCTCTTCTTTCGTGAAGTCATTCATTTTCATTAATCCTGTGTCCACAAGAAGCGCATACGGATAATATATACATATGATTTCCTTCGCATTGATCATAGTTATCAATCATGGATTTAAGCTTATGCCTGATATCTCCAATTAACGACTGCATATGCAAAGACTCTACTTGATTGATTAACCAACTTAGATACCCAAGCTCCTCTTTCGTAAAATCATTCATGCAATTCCTCTCCACAATCCAGGCACACTATTTGTTCTGATATATTGCATTGCTTGCTATTATTATGCTTACAGAATTTTTCAATCATCTCGTAAAGTTTATCTTGCAGCGCAGATATTTTAATCTTAATTTCAGCGCTCATAGAGCACTTCATTTCTATCAAATCTAATCCCGATATAAGATGGATTAGTTCTTCTCTGGTGAAGTCATTCATTTTCCAATCGCTCCACTTTCTCTAACAGTAAATCTATCATCCTGATAAGATAGGCTATGTCATGATGTTCACCACGAACATTTGTCATCTTAAAACCTTCTCTCATCTTTTTAAGGTCATCTAGGGTTTTTTGTTCGAAATTTATTGTATATGACTGATAACAGACGTTAGATTCCAAAAGAGTATGTTTTTGCTCGCTTTCGTTCATAGTCAGTCCTTAGTAATGAAATAAAAATATCCCATAATAACGATGGTTATACATATGTAGCCTATTCCTGTGTCTGTCATTCGTAAATTTCTCCACATTTTTTACATTTAAGCTTACCGGGCGCGCCCCATTCCATTGCGCCATAGAATTTTCCATTTGATTCGTGCTTGCATTGTTCTTCGACTGAAACTCTTTCACCTTCATCATTTATAATCCAATATCTAACTTGTGATTCTTGCTCTGCTTTATGAAGTTCACAGTTAGTAACATACTCAGAATTCATATTTTGCGCGGGATGCAATTTAAGTATTGATTTGCACTTGTAACATGTAGCGTCAATTAATTGCCCAGGCCTGTTAACAATTATCATCTATAAAACTCCCCACACTTTTTACATCGACTCATAGTCTGCTCGTCACCTTGGTCATGATATGTGAATTCACCGCCGTCTGATTCATGCTGGCATTCTTCTTTATTAAAGCCGACAATTGCTCCTTTGAATGTCGGGGTCATCGACACGTCATCAGAACATGTCGAATTTTCTTCGTTTTTTAGACTTGTCCAATATTCAATTTGCGCTTCGATTAAGACCTGGCGTGTGGGGTATAATTGCCCCACATCCCACCAATCTTCTCCATCAAAATATACCTCTTGATATTTGTTTAGCTCTGATTTTTTAAGATATACATCGACCGGTCTATCTTCATCATTTATTCGCCATACTGTCGTGCCTGATTCATATTTAGGCTTAGGCGCAGTGAGTTCCTGGAGTTTGGCGATGAAATCATCAAGATTATTATCAGAAAATGAATCATTGAAATTATCGGCATTAAATGTATATCGTTGCGTTCCAAAACGAAAAAAACATACTTCAATAGATACTCTTTGATCTAATTTCTCTGCCAATTCATGCGCCAATTGTAATTTTTGATAATCAATCATTCTCCAGTACTCCATACAAGTCTTAATTCATCCATAACCGATGCTATTTCATTTAAGGCTATAATGTACGCGCGTTCAGGGCACGAGTTCTCAATTTTTCTTTCACCCGATGAAACCTCAATTCTTTTTTCTCGAATTACAGCCATTAGCTTTTCGTAGTCAATCATTTGCAGAATATCCCACTAATTTATGACAGGTGATACCAACGCATTCATCACAGTATTGAAATGTTTCAGGCGAATACATGCTCATCACTGTTAAAAATCCATCATAATCCGGTTTATTTCCGGCCATAAATGAAGTTACGGAATTGCAAAGATGACATTTCATTGCATATCGATATTTATCGTCATTTGACTTTAAATTAGGTTTTATTTGATTGGTCATTTTTATACTCCCAAATAGTTATCGTCTTTCAATTCCAAACTCCACTTATTAACATACGCTTGAAAAACTTGATTCCTTAGTGATGGATGCATTCCCCATGGATATTCAATTCGAGAAGACAAAACATAGCGCTCAAACTTTTCAATGATATATTCTGGGGATAAATCCATTATTTTTTCATAAGCAGCGCAATCCTCACCAAATAATATTGATAAGAATGCAATGATGTTTGCTACTTTTTCGTTATTGGTCATTATCTATCACCCATTCATGGTTTTTATCAGGCACGAAACAAGTCGATTCACTTTGAGCGCCGAAATTATCATCTCTCCAAAACTCATCAGTCCTTATAAGCCATCCGCCAAATATTTTTGCTCTATGTGTTGTGAAATGCGGCGTGGATTCATCCACCAATTCTTCCCATTCGAATTTCATTTAAACCCCTCTAAATGTTTAATCAATGCGTCTATAGCATTATTTTTGGATTCATAAATACTATAATCTTCCAAATCGATGATATTCGTATCATGAACGACAACACGCTCTGTCTGATATAATTCGCACCGCTCAACAGCGCACTTTAATAGCTCAAATGACATTGATCCTTCAAATTCATGGTGACTAATTGCCCAGACTGTTTTTCCAATTTCGTGCTCAGAGTGTTTGTCAATTGCATCACATATCTTTTTTAGCAGCTTCGAGAATGGTGTGTTACTCAGGGATCCATGAATACGTTTTTCGTATATAGAAAGCGCCGTATTTATTGTTTCTAGTTCTTCTTTTGTGAATTCAGTCATTAGATTTCCTATAAAGTTGCACACTGCATGCCGTGCGAATGATAACTATTGCATATTGAACAGTGACGCCAATCTATTAATAATCCATTGCTTTGTTGTTTACTGTTAGGATCACTAAATACAGTTTCCAAATAAGTTAGGCTATCTTTCGAACTACAAAAACAAGATGGATTAAATGGCGCATTCATTCGATTGCAGCGTGGGCATTCCCAGGGTTGATTCATTCACCCATCTCCGTAGTAGCTAGACTATGCTTGGGCTCATCTTCTTTGTAATAAAGCTCATGGACCTGCATTGCAGCTGATTTATTTATATCAATAAGCTGATAATAGACATCATCTATTGTCATAGTCTTATTTTTAATGCCATTTAATATGGCGGAAATACTGCCCGTCATCGTGCCTATCAGAAATGCAGCCCTTTCCCCATTAATTAATAATTTCTTGATTTGTTCTTCGTTCATTATTCGCTCCACTGCGTTTTAAGCTTGCCACCAGTTAATCGCTCTAACTTATATTGCGATGCTTCTGGAACATATCCCCATTTAATCCAGTTCCTAAAACTCGCATCAGACATGCCTGTGCGCTTTCTAAACTGGTAACTGTTGCCATAAAACTTCTTTAAATCATCAGGTGTCATTCTTTGTCCTCTCAAAATGAAAATATTCTACAATAATACTTGCTATACAGCAAGAGCTATTGTAATATTCAGTTACGCAAACCCGCGTAGACTAAATAAAGTAAAGAGGTTGTAACATGCAAGATTTAAATATAAATGAACAAGAGCAATGTTTCGTTGAGAGCATTAAAGAGCTAGAAAAAGTAAACAAGCAACTAGCCAAATTAACGGTTCGAAAAGAAGAGTTAACGCGAGACATTATTGGCGCATTAGACCATGAGCATGAAGGCCAAAAGACTTATGAATATGGTGTGTGGAAAATTGAAGTAAAGACGCCATTTGTCTATTCATTGAACAAGAAACGCTATGAATCAGGCGATGTTAAATTACCAGGCGAGTTCAATCCTATTAAAGAATCCATATCCTACTCGATTGATAAACGACTATGTGACCAATACATGCAAGATGCGCCTAAGAAAGTGCGTGATGCATTGGCTGAGTTGATAGATAAAAAGCCAGGTAAGGCAGGAATCACAATAAAAGGACGCGTGTAATGATCCCACCAATTTTAATTATAGGAAAACCGGGAAGCGGAAAATCGTCTTCCCTTCGCAACCTTGATCCAAAATCAACATTTTTAATTAACGTAATTGGCAAATCATTGCCGTTTAAATCCTATAAGCGTGATTATAAAGCACTCACAGGATGGAACGATAAGGAAGGCAATCGATATGCTTCGGATAAAATAGAAAACATATTGAAATGCATCGAAGTCGTTAACAAAGGGCGCCCTGAAATCAAAACAATTGTTATAGATGATTGGCAATATATCTTGTCTCATGAGTTTATGCGCCGAGCAAAAGAAAGGTCTTTTGATAAATACAATGATATGGCTTGTAATGGCTGGCAATCCATTATGGCTTTAAAATCTTTGAGGCCAGACCTTATTTCAATTGTTATGGGCCACAGCGAGCTTGACCAGCAAGGATTTGCCAGGCTAAAAACTGTTGGAAAACTCTTAAGTGAGAAAATGGACTTTGAGGGCGAATTTGAAATGTGCTTACATGCTCGCGTTGAAGATGGTGAATATCTTTTTCAAACCCAACAAGACTGTGATTATATGGCGCGAACACCAATGGAAATGTTTGAAGAATTATTAATACCAAATGATTTGTTAATGGTAGTCAATGCAGTTAAATCTTACTTTTACGATGAGGAATAAATGTTAAGCAAGCCAAAGGAATATATATCTTTGTTGATAGAGGAAATGAAGAAAATCATGCATCACGCTTTCATTAATTATTATGAAGAAACATTTAGAGGCATGTGTCCATTGCATGTTTCTAAAGAAAAATTGGATGCTGAGATGAATAAAGTGGATAAATTACGGGATGAAATCATATTTATCTGTGGTCAATTACAAAATAATGAGGAATAAATAAATGACTGGATTTTGGGATAGCGAATTAGGAACAATAACTGGCGACGCGGCTGATGCGTTTGCCAAGACTTTTACTCAGATTCCTGATGGTACGATGGCGCTTGCCCGTATTGAGGCGTTTGTTAATGCGGAATACCAGGGAAATAAATACTTAAGTATTGACTGGCTATTAACTGATGGTGATTTTAGAGGCCAAAAGGTCAATCAAAAGCTTAAAGTTTATGGTGATCCCCGCGCTGAAGATCCCGCAAAAGCGCGTCACCGTGCGCTTAACATGCTGAAATTAATCTATCAGCTATACAATACTAAGCCAAAACATGCGGGTGAACCTACAGATGCCGATTTGGCCATATTTATCGGTAAAGCTGCTGGTATTCGTATTCGAGAAACAGAGCCAGATAAAAGCACTGGACGACAATACAATTGGGTTGCTGAGATTCATGAAGCCAAAGGTTTTAAATGCGAAACAGGAACAAGCCTGGTAGTTACGCACAATAATACTCAATTTAATAATAGTGCCGTTGAGAGCGCTTTTAGCCGTAATGCATCATTGCCTAATGCAGAAAGTCTAGATGATGGAATACCGTTTTAAATGACCAAAAATAAATTAACAAAGTTAATAGAAAAATCGCAAGAAAAGACCATAGATGACACGCGCGACTATATCGGAGCCTCAAGCATAGGCTCCGATTGTTTGCGTCAAATCTGGTATCAATTTAAGGGGATTAAGGCCGAATCAGTTCCTACCAAAATGAGACGAACTTGGGCTATAGGTAAAAGGCTTGAGGGATTAGTCATTGAATGGATAGAAAACACAGGCATTAAAATTGACAAAACCCTTAAAACATACCATGCAAAAGATATGCCATATTTTCAGGGTCATTTTGATGGGCTTCTTTTTATAGGCAAGAAACAGGCTATTTTAGAGATAAAAACCGCTAAAGATGCCAGCTTTAAGATATTTGTTAAGAAAGGCGTAAAGGATTGGAATCCGCAATATTATGCGCAAATTCAATCTTATATGGGCATGAGCGGAATCCATAGCACATATATCATTCTTTTGAATAAGGATAATAGTGAGTTATCAGATGAATTAGTGACATTTGATGCGGAATTCTATGCGACTTTGGTGAATAAAGCGCAAATGATTTATGGGGCAAGTATTGAGCCGCCTAAGATTAATGGGTCGGCACTTTGGTTTGCCTGCAAGATGTGTAAGTACAATAAGGTTTGTCATAAATAATAAAAGGAAGGTAGATGAGTGAATTTAGCGAATTAAAAGGAAAAACACTTGTTAGCATAGACGGTGGTGAAGGTGATGATTTTATGATTTTTGATTGCGACGATGGATCAAAATATCAAATAAAATATTATCAAGACTGTTGTGCATATTGTTGTATTTATGATATTTGCGGCGACTTACAAGATTTGATTGGCCATCCGATTCTTGTTGCAGAAGAAGTTTATAGTCATGATCATTTAGATGGGACTAAAACAGACGATGATGATTCATTTACTTGGACTTTTTATAAATTAGATACTGTTAAAGGTGGTGTCACCATTCGTTGGCATGGGTCATCTAATGGTTATTATTCTGAAACAGCTACATTTGAGCAATTAGTTAAACCATCTAGGACGTTAAGACCGCCAGAGATGGCGCGAGATATTACCCCTCAAGACCAGGTATTAAGTGCCCATGAATTCCTAAAGCAATTCCTATCTAAATTTGATCATGCACAACGTGGTGGAGTCCATGATTTCATGGAATTAACACTATTTAATATGGTGAATTCATCCATAAAGAATATTGATGATTATTTACAAACTGGGCACAAGCAAGTGGATGCTACAGAAATCATGCATATCGTTGTTGATTCCTATCAAAAGGTGCTTGATGGCGTGAAGCGTAATTTAGAGGCTATGAATACGGTGAATTTTAGATGAATCCTCAAAAAGAATTAGAAAAGCATTTTCAAAGATGCAAAAAATGTGGTCGCTGGGAACCAAGGTCTTATAAACCAAATGAAAAAAAACATGAATGCCCTGATAGTAAAAATTTTTGGGTTCCAAAAAAATTTGAAGATGGAAAGCATGTATATGGATAGGATGAATTTTAGATGAAAAAATTAATAGGTTTGGTGGGTCTATGTGCTTTATTGACTGGATGTGGTGACGATCCATTTAGTGATTATTCCTCAATAAAAGATACAGACTATGCGCTAATCAGATTAGAAATGCAGAGATGTTCTCATGTAGACACTGAAGGAAGTTTTACAGCTAGCATGCGATGGTCGCCTAAAACCGATTGTTTAAAGCATTTACAAACAAGAATCGTCTCCACTGGAAATAAACTAAATAATGAAGGATTGTTTTAGATGAAATGGTTAAGTATTAAAGAATATACGCCCCCTGCATGCACTAATGTATTTATCCGAGCCATAAATACTGGCGATTTCACATATGATCGATGTTTTGTGGGATTTGTTGAGGACTTTACGTTCATTAAAAATTTAATCAGATGGGAATTGGAGGCTCATTATGATATTGACTTGTCCGATTATACTGTGACTCATTTCGCCATAATTGACCCCATTGAAATAGAGAAATAACAAATGAAATTCATAACACCATGGATAGTACCAAATCATAAATTCAAAGAGTTCTGCAATTGTCGATATTTTGGTGACAATTATTATATTGAGTCAATTTTGCGTCATGATGATAAAAACTATTGTGTAATCACTAATGGAGCTTATCCATTTGTAGCTACAAAATTACAAGAGATATTAAATAATGATGAGAGTGAAAAATGACTCAAGACGAAGTTTC